TGCGATCAACAAACAGAATAGATCTCAGTGTGGCATCCGTGTTATCCGGAGTTTTCCTGATTTCGTTTGTTGGTTGCAGATGCGTTTTATTCACCGTGTATTCTTCATAAATCTGGTTCTGGTATCTGTCCACACCCACACACGCTTTTACTTGTGCTGTAGTGCGCATAATCCGTGCGGGAATAGGCTTTAACATGGCATCCACCCCGCAACAGGTACGCTAGGATTCATCAGTCCGGACTGTTCAAGGTAGAGCAACGCCGCCGGACTGATACTTGTGCTCATTGCGCCACCTCTCCCGGATGCCGATGCGGCCTTGGCGTGCACAGTCACCTTGCCGACAGTAAACCCGCCGCCGCCAGTCTCATTAATTGAATCCAAACCATTGAGGCTGATGAAATCAATCTGAGAGCAGATCGCAAGGCGGTATGCCGTCTGAGCAAAAGAAGGGAGGGCATCGAAATTCTCTTCCGATACCCTCCAATGTGTCATTGCGCCAACGATCCGGGATGCGTGAGCATAGAGCGCAGGGAATGAGGTTTCATCAGCATCAGTCCCCATATAGGTTTCTGTGTACCACTGAAAATCAACAATCGCGCTCATGCATTACACCTCATCAGGTTTTCGCCGCAACAGTGCCCGTGCCGTAAGCGATAGGCTGACCATTCGCAGCAACCAGGGCCACAGTGATCTTGTAGGCGTTCGTGGTGGAAATCAGACCGTCAGCAGGCAGGTCAGCCCAGCCATCGGAAGCCTTCAGGGCAGTGCCGATAGTGACGGACGGGGCAGTACCGGAAGCGGCCTTCCAGACGTACTTGAACCCGGCAGGAGCTACACCAGAAACGGTGATCACAGAATCACCAGCGGCGGCAGTTCCGGCTGTGCTGGAAACAGTCAGGTCATCCGCAGAAGCGGTATCGAGGTTGACCAGCAGGCCATCACCCTTGTTTTCCATCGTCCACAGGCCGTGATACAGGCTGAACATGATCTTCCAATATTCGCCGTCCTGATTGGTATCGGGATCAATGACTTTGGAAATCTGCGGACGGGCAATGGCATCAACGGCAGGCCGTGCGGCAATCAGCCAGTTGATATTCGCGCCAAGGTCAGCAAATGTCACGCCGCCCACGGTCTGACCTGCGGTTGTGCCGTCATTCAGGCCGAAAACGCTGTGCATATAGGCAGAAGGCGTTCCGATGATATACTGATCGTTCAGGGCTTCAACCTTCAGATTAACAGAACGGACGGTGAAATCACGAACATCCAGGTATTTGGTGATTCCGGTCGAACGTTCAAGAAGGTTCTTCAGAGAAGTGCTGATCTGAATGTAAAGCTGTTCGCCTTCGCCGATCTTGTCCTGAACCTTGCCAATATCAGCCATCAGGGCATCAAGAATGTTAGAAGTTGTCAGGTCAGCGGATGCCTGTGCAACCACAGTACCAAAACCAATTGCGCCCTGTGCGGCGGCGGCAATGCGCAGGGAATCGACTTCCGGGATAACCTTTTCATTCAGGAACACCTTCAGGGCGTTTCCAACGGTCAAAGCCATGTTGGTTTCGTCCACATCATACCGACCAATGGTCAGATTCCGTCCACGATACCACTGGAGCTGTTTGGTTTCCCAAGCCAGAGTCAGGTCACCCGCCGGGGCGCGGTATCCGTTCATCGTGCCAAGTCCGTCAGTAGACAGAATCGGGATTTTGACTTCCTTGCCGCCTTCCCAAATAATGCCGGGGTTGGTGTCTTCCATCCACATGGTGCGGGGAAGAATGTAGAACTTTTCATCAAGGATGCGGTTAAAAACCGCAGCGTAATTGATGGTATTAGCCATTTTCCTGCTTCCTTTCTTTTACCAATTTGCGGAAAGCTGTTTGAACAACTTGTCTTCTTCGCTTTCCGGGTTCGTCCCGGTGTGACCGGGCTGTTTTGAAAATTGGGGTGTGTTTTTCGGCTGTTCCCCTCCCGCCGATTCTTCCACGAAGTATTCAGGCCAATCAGCCTTAATACCCGCGATCTGTTCCGAAGCAGGCTTTGCGTTTTCAGTGCGGTCAATCATGCCGTACACCTGTTCAAAGAACTTTCCCTTAACGCCTTTGAAATCTTCACTTGCCCGGGCTTCCTGCATGGCCTTATAACCCGCATATTCACCCTGAAGGGCTTTGTATTCATCTGATTCCTTCGGGTTAGGTTTCGGGATGTTCTTTTCCCATTCGCTTTTTGCCTGTTCGATTGCCGAATCTTGCGCCGCCTTTGCCGCGCTTTTGCTGACATATCCGTCATCCAAATCCCGCCCACGCAGGGACATAATTCGATTGATCCGTTCATCAGCATCAAGCGATTCGTCATTGATGATCTTTGCAAGTTCGGGTCTTGTGAAAATACCTGACATTTTACTTCCCCCTTTTACGGTCTTTGGAAGGTTGACCGTTCTGCGTGTTTAACGTCCCGCCGGACGGAATGGTATGAAAAAAGCACCCTTGCGGATGCTCATTCATCATATTCGCCGTTAAACGGCCTTTTTCGCCCGTGTCTTTTTCGCCGGGGCTTTATCCGTCCCTGTATTGTCAGGCGGGTTTTTTGCGCTGTTTTTGCCCTCCAGAAACGCAATATCAAGTTCCTTTCCGCATTCACAGCAGAATACCCGGTCACCGACCGTGCGAAGCCTGTCATGTGTGCATTCCATAAAATTCACCCCTTTCCACGAAGTATTCACTCCGGATCTGCTTTGTTACCTTCAGAAACCGGAAGGACTTACCGAAAATGTTTATCTGTATCCATGCTTCGACATATGATTTGCCGCCTTGGTTATAAAAAGATAAGTAATGATGCATCCAGATCCCGCCTTATCACTTCATAAAGTACTTTTTCACTATCTCTAGCACCATTGCGGAATATGTTGAATCATTCCCGTATTTCGATGGAATGTCTATGCCTTTTTCCCGCATATACCCAAGCGTAAAAGCCTCAGCCATGAATTCATCAATGCTCTTGTTGGAATGTTCATAAGTGCTTATCCATTTTTGTGGATCTGATGCAACAGCTTTTCTATATTGAGTTCGTACTTTTCTGATTTCCTTCCAGAAGTCTGACTCATCATATAGTTTGAATTTTGTCTGCCGTTCCATTGATATGGAATGCGCAAACTCATGAATTGCAACAGACTCTTCCTTACTGGAAAGATGAATTATCGTTCCGCTAACCTGAGTGTCTCCCGCACCGTGCGATGCTCCCGGCATTACTTCTTTTAACTTGGTTTTGTATTCCGTTGCCAATGTATTTATTCTGGCCTTTGATGTGTCCCACTTGGGATTGTTCATCTTGTCAGAAAATGCAATAGGTTCACCAAAGATGTTTGTGGCTGTACCGCCCATTTGGATTGATACCTGATTGCTTCCACCACGATAGAACTGATTGATTTCTCTCTTCTGAGTGCTGTCGAACAATTGAGGATCATAGGTATCCTTGTCCGGGAAAGTAGGCTTGATGGGCGTATATTCCCGGCTTTTCCTTCTTGCTCTTCCTGTGGCACTGCTGAAATCATCCAGTTTCGTATCTGCCGCCCTGACTCGCTCACGTTGGGCGGCGATTTCTTCTTCAGACGCTCCCTGTGCCTTTAACACTGCCAAATCCCTTTTCTCATTGCGCAGTTTGCGTTCCAAAGCACGCTGTTTCTGAGACAGTTCATATTCCTTGGCGTTCTCTTCCTCGTTCTGTGCCGGAGGACGGATGCGGGAATACCCCGGGAAGAAAGGAATGGGATAATGGCCGCAATTTATGCCAAACAGCCCTGCGGGTTCTCCCTTGGATGTTTCAGACTCAGCGTATATACGCACCTTGTTGCCCTGTCCATCTTCCGTTTCCCCTGATTGGCCTGTTCTGGAAATCACTTTCCCTTGCCAAGGATAGCAGAGCGGTCTTGCGCCATCATGATAGGAAACCTGATACAGATCTGAGCCATAATCGTTCATGCGCTCTGTGACAGCATCCCGTGCGGCATTCGCAACGGTTGTGCGGATATCCATGGTCACATACCCTTCCGGACTCCAACGCCGTCCGGCATGGTCGATATATCCTGTGATCCCGTTGACAACCATTTTCTTGACTGCGCTGCGCACTGCAGAATTCATCGCAGTTACGCCTGTAACAACTTCACCTGTGGCAACATTCAAGATAGATTGTGTTTTTTCCATTCTTGCCACAATATCCGATACAGTAGCCTGATACGCTTGTCTGGTTGATTCTAACATCACCGTGTTCACAAGGTTGAGTTTATCCGCGCTCTGCCTGTAATACGCTTGAAACGCTTGCATTTGATTAGGAGCAAGCATGGGAGGCACTACGCCGCCATTGATCAATCCCTTTTCTGCTGCGTCTCTGAGAGGCTTTTCAGCGTCTTTAAGTCCGTCTATGATGGCGTTCTCAAGAACCGTTTGCAACGCCTCATCCGCATCTTTGAGCATGCTCAGTATGATCTGTTCCGTTTCCCGGTTCACCTGGCCCATTTCGGCTAACTTGGTAACCTGATAGCTCCATGCTCCCTCAATATCCTTTGTACCTTCAGCGATCATGGGGAAGTGATGCGCCAAATTGATTAAGATCCGATTCACAACAGCTTCATACACTTCACCCATGGCGTTTCCTAGCTCTTCAATCGCTCTGGGATTCACGGATTATCACTCCATCCCGCCAAAAATGCGGTCAACCACAACGGAGCTTGTGCGCTGTTCCTCGCTGATCTGCTTCAGTTCGCTATCAGCATCCTCCGGCGTATAGCCAAGCATATCAATCATGAATTTTTTCTTTGACAGCAGACCAGCACCGACAAGGGAAACGCCCCTATTAATCTCTGCGTTCTTATCCTCGATGATACTGTCATCGAACTGGACAGATACATCATAACCGCCGGAAATCAGGCTTTCTATGGTCTTTCCTTCCCATGTCAGCCCGTAACGCACAGCAAGATCAAAGATGGCGTGAACCATGTCAACAAGCGCATCTTTCAACAGGTTTTCGTGTGCTTTGACAGTGCCGAATGTCTTACTGTTTTCGGAAATAACCTCTGTCGCAGTTTTTAAGCCCTTTGTAGCATCGAATGACAGTGTGCCGGGATCAAACCCTATCTGCGCGCAGAGGATGCTCAAATCGCCGTTTATGCCCGTTATATGCGGTTCTACCCGGAGGTCAACGGAGTTATCGTATATCTTCAAGTCTTCCGGATTATCCGTTGCAAGAGCCTCCCAGACTTCATCATCCGCATCGAAATACCGATCTGGCCGGGAACCGTTCACGCCTGCGGAAACCTTCATTGACCGTGCCGGGGCAATGATCCTTTTCTTCCCAAGCACAAACTCCCGCTGAAGTGAATCAAACATGATATCAAGGCCGTGAAGCGTGTTCAGGGCGGGTGCGTAAATAGACATACCCAGCGGGGAATTATCATCAGCATAATTCGCTCCAAACGGTCGAACGTACTGGAAAAAAGCCTGATGCACATCTTCTATGGTTGTGTCCGGGGAAAGCAGGGGATAAACCTTGTCCAG